GGACTACGGAATAGAAGTAACTTGCTTAGTTAATAACGCTGACGACTTTTTAGAGAAATTAGATGGAGTAACCCACGTTATTTTTAATCGTAATATCTCCGAGCTTATGAAGCCTGAAGAGACTATATTAATTCTAAAGGCAAGAGGCATTAAAGTAATATGCGACATAGATGATTACTGGGTATTGCCTAAAGGTCACCCGTTGCAACTATATTACTCTCGTAGTAATATGACTAAGTGTATCCTTGCAAACATCAAATTTGCAGACGTTGTATGGACTACCACAAAGATTTTAGCTGAGAAGATAAGACCTTATAACAAAAACGTAGAGGTTATTAAAAACGCTATTGACCCTAACGAGAAGCAATTCGCCTACGAAGACCTATCTTTAAAATTCGATACTTTCTTTTACTCAGGAGGCAGCACCCACCTTAAAGATTTAAAGCTATTAGGTGACGCGTTTGATAACGAATATTTAACCGTTAAAAGCCCGAGAGTACCTAAGCGAATGTCTCCAATACTTCAGCAAGTTAGCAGTATACAAGAGTACGCTACCGAGTACCAGCATTGCGGTATATGTATTATACCTTTGAGAGATAACTTATTTAACCGCTGCAAGTCTGAATTAAAGATGATAGAGGCGGGACACTTTGCAAAGCCCGTAATAGTTAGTAACGTAATGCCTTACAACCTACTCGCAACTAATAGCAATAGTCTGAAGGTACACGGCAACGACTGGGCGGCTGCAATAAAGAAAATAAAAGGAAACTATACGATGCAAATAGAGTTAGGACTAAAGCTAAAAGAAGACGTAAAAGCTAAATACGATATAGTAAAAGAGAACGCAAAAAGACTTCAAACCTTATGAAATATAATATAATAAAACGATACCGAGACGCTGAGAGCGGAGCAGTATTTAATTTAGGCGAACAGATAGAGATTAAAGACCAAAAGAGAATCAAAGAACTAAAAGCAAGCGGGTGCATAGAGTCAGTAGCTAAGCGTAAAAAGAAATGAGCGAAGAGCTGGAGCAGCAAATAAGGGTAATAGTTAAGCAGCAAGGAGGAGGCATAAGCCCGCACCTTAGAGCAGAGTTTCAAAGGCTTTGCCAAGAGGATTTTGCTTACCGACCTGACATTACTTGCGGTAAGTGTATATATAAGCATAGCGTAAAGCTATTTGATAAGTATTTAAAATGAAATTAAGCGAAATAAAATCAAACCCTAATAACCCGAGGGTAATAAAAGACCATAAGTTCGAGAAATTAAAAAAATCTATTAGCGAGTTTCCTAAAATGATGGAGCTTCGACCTATGGTAATAAACGAAGATAATATAGTCTTAGGCGGCAATATGCGTTTAAAGGCATTAAAAGACTTAGGATATAAAGAAGTACCTGAAGAGTGGGTAAAGCGAGCCAGCGACCTTACAGAGGAGGAAACAAGGCGTTTTATAATTGCTGACAACGTAGGCTTCGGAGAACACGACTGGGAGATGCTCGCAAATGAGTGGGATACTGAGGAGTTAGAAGATTGGGGATTGGAGGGGTTTCCTTTTGAGGAGGTTACAGAATTAGAGGCAGAAGAAGACGACTACACCGAACCCGATAATATACAAGTAGATGTAGTATTAGGAGACCTTATAGAAATAGGAGAGCATAGGTTGATTTGTGGTGATAGTACTGACTCTGACCAAGTGGCAAAGCTAATGAATGGAGAGAAGGCCGATATGGTATTTACTGACCCACCTTATAACATTGGTTTCAAAGGCACTATGTCAAGCACAACTGTTGATGGTAAAATTGTTAATTTTAAAACTGAAAACACGAAATATGATGACATTAAAAATGATTTACATTCTAAAGAGCAATTTAATGATTTTATCAAGTCAGTTATTGAAAATATCATTTTATTCTGTAAGGGTGGATGGTACATATCTTTCAGTAGTTCCACATTAAACGAAATATTAAATCCATTAAATGAATTAAGCATAGAATATAAAAGCATTATTATTTGGGTAAAGAATCAAGCTAATATGGGCGGAGGGCATTACAAAAGAAGATACGAACCTATTGTATACGGATATAATGAAAATATATTTTATGGAGAAAGTTTTAAGGAAGAAGATGTTTGGGAATTTCAAAGAACATTAAAGAATGATTTACACCCGACAATGAAACCTATTCCTTTAATTGAAAACGCACTAAATAAAAGCAGTAAAATAAATGATAATGTTTTAGATTTATTTTTAGGTTCAGGTTCAACAATGGTAGCATCACACCAACTTAAACGCAAATGTTACGGTATGGAATTAGACCCTAAGTACTGCCAAGTGATAATAGACAGAATGAGCAAACTTGACCCTTCTTTAGAGGTAAAGATTAACGGAGTAGTTTATAATAAGTAGCCTTACTAAACCTTACAATATGAAAATAACAGACGAACAATTTTTCGCAGCACTTAGAGAGTCTGCGGGCTTATACGCAAGAGCAGCAAGGATTATAGAAAAGGAGTACGGAGTAAGTTATACAAGGCAATCGGTTAAAGAGAGAGCAGAACGACATCCCGAAATACTTAAAGATATACAAAGCGAGAACCACGATATAGCCGAGGAGGGTTTACACTCTTTAATGAGGTCTAAAAATGAGCGTATCCGTTTTCAGTCGGTGCAGTTTTATCTAAAGACTAAAGGCAAAGATAGAGGCTACGTAGAACGCTCAGAAGTACACCAAGAGACAACTTATAAGAGCCTGGATATTAATATAATTGATACTGGAGTGCCTTTAGCAAGCAGCGAGAAAGATATACTTGATTAATACCAGCTCAGTATATCGAAGCAATTTTGCAGCTACTGCGGACGTCGTAGTTAATCAGGGTGGAACTTCATCAGGAAAAACCTACGCTATACTCCAAGTACTATTTAGTAAAGCAATAGCAGATACTTGCACTATTACCGTAGTAGGTCAAGACATACCTAACTTAAAGGTAGGAGCGTTGAGAGATGCGATAGACATCCATAACGCGGACGAAGCTATCAAACAGCAAGTAACTTTCTATAATCGCTCAGATAGAGTCTTCACTTTTAAGAACGGCTCTATTATCGAGTTCAATTCTTACGACAACGAGCAAGACGCAAAGAGCGGCAAGAGGGACTATCTATTTGTAAATGAGGCAAACGGCATACCTTACAATATATTTGAGCAGTTAAGCCTTAGAACTCGTAAGCAAGTCTATTTAGATTACAACCCCGACACCTCCTTTTGGGTTCACGACAAAATTATACCTATGCCCAACGCTGAGCTTATAATCTCAGACCATAGGCACAATCCTTTTTTAAGCGATAAGATAAGGGAGAAGATAGAAGCTTTAAAAGATAAAGACTTAGATTTATGGAAGGTATACGCAAGAGGGCGTACGGGCAAAATAGAGGGGCTAATATTAAAGAAGTGGTACGTATTAAACGAGAGCTTTGAAGATAAGAATTTAATAGGCTACGGTATTGACTTTGGTTTCACTAATGACCCAACTACATTAGTTGAGGTAAGGCTACAAGATGGTGAACTATGGGTAAAGGAACTAATATACGAGACTGGGTTAACAAATAGAGATATAAGCGATAGAATGGAGGCTTTAGGTATAAGCAAAGGAGCTTTAATAGTTGCGGATAGTGCCGAGCCTAAAAGTATCGAGGAGCTTAGGCGTTTACGATGGACTATTGACGGGGTAAAAAAGGGAGCAGACAGTATAATGTTCGGAATTAACTTGCTAAAAGGTTACTCAATTAACGTACATTCGAGCAGTAAAAACTTAATAAAAGAGCTTGAGCAGTATAAATGGAAAGTAGACAGAAACGGAGATAGTTTAAACGTCCCGATAGATGGTTATAATCACGCTATAGACGCTCTAAGGTATTTAATAATGCACAAATTTTCAAAGAAAGGTTATGGAACATACAAGGTTATCTAAAATGACAGTTGGACAATACCAGCTACTTAACGAGATAGACGGAGAGCTGCCAGTAATGGAGCAGAACATCTACGCAGTCGCAGCGATAAAGGATATTACCTACGAGGAGGCAAGCAAGGTTAAGCTTAAAGACTTTGCAGTAATGATAGCCGAACTTGGAGAGTTCAATATTAAGCAACTGGAGAAGCTAAAAATTAATAGTAGGGTAATACTTAACGGAAGCGTTTACCATATTGAACACAAACCCGAAAAACTAACGAGCGGTCAGCTATTAGACATAATAAATATCAGAAGCAAGTACCAGGGCGAAGGTGTAAAGGTTATGGATTTACTCTTAGCAGCTATAAGCAAGCCCGAAGGCAAAAACTACGGAGACGATAACTTAACACTCAACGAGCGAGCCGCTTTAATAAGAGGTATGGAATTAGACAAGGTATGGAATATCTTTGTTTTTTTTTGGAATCTTTGGAACGATTACTTGAGCAGTACAG